TCTGGTCTACGAGGACGAAAAGGGCCAGCTCGTGCTTGACCGGGCGCCCAGCTACAAGACCACACAGTCGATGCACAGCGGGTTCGCCGAAGGCGTGAACATCGAGGCCGCCGCGTCGTCGCTGGCGATGGATCAGCGTTTCTCCACCATTACCGTCGTCTGGAGCACGGTGGACCTGCTGACCGAGGGCACGACGCCCAACGTCTTCAACAACCGCGGTCAGTCGGTGGATATCGCGTTGGCTCCGGCGTCCACGATCGTCAGGGCGCTCCCGACCTCGATTATGAATGTCTATGAGAGTACGGTTCAGCTCAAGCCCGGCGAAGGCAGCGCCGTCGATGCGGGACTGGCGACGATCAAACGGTATCGGCCGCGGATTATTCAGTCCAGCCAGACCGACGGCACACAGGACTATGGGCAGCGTATGGCGGACTGGGAGATGGCCCGCCGCATTGGCCGCTCGGAATCGGTGCATATCACCTGTGACTCCTGGCGCGACGACCACGGGAAACTGTGGACGCCGAACTGGTACGCCGGTGTCAACATACCGAAGCTGAAGATGGTCAACGCGAACTGGGTGATCGTCTCGGTGACCTTCCGGAAAGACCAGAGCGGCACCCACGCTGAACTGAACCTGATGCCGGAACGGGCGCTGTCGATCCAGCCGTCGATCCTGCTGCCTTACGACGTGGAGGTAACGAACAGCGTCCGCCGCAGCCAGGACCCGGCGCCACCGACCAGTACGACCGGCCTGAAGGGGCGGAACTGATGGACCCGCGCATTCCCCAGCTTGAGATGCGGATCGAGCGGCTGGAACGGACGATCCGGCTGATGACGGCGATCTCGCGCTCCACCGCCCCGGCGGTCGACACCGGAAATTGCCAGACCAATCAGGGCCAGATCGATCCGCTGTCATTTCAGGACCGCATGCCGACGCTGCTGAATTACGGGTTCTCCTCGTCGCTCCCGGTCGGCGGCGACAAGGCCGTGTTCTTCCTCGGTGGCGACCGCAGCCAGGGCGTGGTGATCGCGACCGGCCACCAGGTCTATCGGTTCCGTGGCCTGCAGCTAGGCCAGGTCGTGATGCACGATATGTGGGGCCACTCGCTGCTCATGAGCGAAACCGGGGCGTCGCTGATCGGCAACCTCTCCATCGCCGGCAATCTCACCGCGACCGGCTCGATCATCCAGGGCTTGGGCGGACCGGATCAGGTCGGCCTCGGCACCCACCATCATCCCGGCGGCTCGGCGCCGGTCCCCGGCACCTGACACATGGGCGACATCCGCATTGTGCTGGACCCGGTCACTTTCGCCGGTGACTTCGCCATGTCCGGCGGCGATCTGGAACAGGGGCACGAGCTGGAGACCGCGGTGCTGATGTCGTGGTTCACCGATCAGGTGGCGGATCCCGATGACGTCCTGCCGCCGGGCCAGGCGCAGGATCCGCGTGGCTGGTGGGCCGATACCTACGAGGGCGATCAGATCGGCTCGCGGCTGTGGCAAATCTTCTGGCGCATCACCAACCAGGACACGCTGAACTGGGCCAATGACATCGCGACCAAGGCCTTGCAGTGGATGATTGATGACGGCGTGGCGGCCTCGGTCAGCGTGGACACCCAATTTCTCGGTAAGGGCCAAATCGGCATGAATGCGTTGATCACCGAACCGAGCGGCAAGCAGACGCCCTTCGGCTTTGTCTGGCAGCAAGAGGTCTGATTTGCCTTTTCCCAGACCCACGCTAACGACCCTGCGGACCCAGGCGATGCAGGACGTCACCGCGTCCGATCTGCCGAACGCGGACGGCTTCCTGCGCCGCTCGGCGCTGCGCGTGCTGGCCTGGGTGCAGGCGGGGCTGGCCTATCTGCACTACGGCTACCTCGACTGGATCTCGCTGCAGGCGGTGCCGTTCACCGCACAGGGCGAATACCTCGAAGGCTGGGCCGCCCTGGCGCCGACGCCGGTTCTGCGCGAGGCGCCGACCTTTGCCTCCGGCCCGGCAACCTGGACCGGGACGCCCACCACACCGCTGCCGGTCAACACGCCCTGCGCCCGTGGCGACGGGACGCAGTTCGTCACCACCACCGCCGGGACGGTCAGTGGCACCACGGTCACCGTGACCGTGCAAGCCGTGGTCGCCGGCTCGGCCGGCAACACCGACAGCGGGACGCCGCTGAACCTGTCGACCGTGGTTCCGGGGATCAACTCAGTCGGCGCGGCCAGCGGCCCGATCAGCGGGGGCACTGACCTCGAACTCGACCCGGCCATGCGCAGCCGCATGCTGGAGAGCTATGCCTCCCCGCCGCACGGCGGCAACCAGGCGGACTATGAGACGTGGGCGCTGTCGGTTCCCGGCGTCACCCGGGCCTGGACCGCTGGCAGCGCCTATGGCCCGGGGAGCGTGGCCGTCTACTTCATGATGGATCTGATCGAGGCGGCGTATGGCGGCTTTCCGCAGGGCACCAATGGCGTCGCGACGTTGGAGAGCCGCGGCGTGGCCGCGACCGGCGACCAGCTCGCGGTGGCGAATGTCATCTATCCTCTCCGTCCGGTCACCGTCATCGTTTTTGCGGTGGCACCGACGCCGCAGCCGCAGTCGTTCACGATCACCGGGCTGCTCGGTATCACCAGCGCCCAACAGGCGCAGGTATCGGCCGCTCTGGTCGGATTGTTTCTCCAGCTCGACTCGCCGCTGGCGAACACCTCGATCAATCAAAGTGATTGCAACGCGGCGATCACCGCGATCGGCGGCTTGCCGTCGTTCGCCCTCACGGTGCCTGGCGCATGGCCGATCACCTCGGCAGTGGGCGAAATCTTCACGCTCGGCACCGTAACTTACGTCTGACTGAACCTGAAAGGTCCTTCATGGCAGCCGGCGCTTTCACCTTGTATTCCAATGCGGTGCTCGCCCTGATGGACGGTGCGATGAACCTGTCCTCGGACACCTTCATCATGGCACTGATCGGCAACGGCTACACCCCGGTCCCCAACACCGATGCGCAGTGGTCGGCGGCGTCGGCCAATGAACTCGCCACCGCCAACGGCTACACCGCGGGCGGGGCGGTGCTGGCGACCGAGACCACGACGCTGTCCGGGCAGATTGTGACCTTCACCGCCGCCTCCCCGAGCTGGCCGGCGTTCTCGGCCGGCCCCTTCCGCTACGGCGTCATCTGCCGCCGGGCGGGCAGCTCACTCGTCGCCACCGATCTGCTGCTTTGCTTTTCCGATCTGACCGGCGGCACCACGATCACCGGCACGGGCGGCACTTACACGATAACGATCTCCGCATCCGGCATCTTTCAGGCGACACATTCACCATGACCCTCCGAGCGACAGAAGGCTTCGACCATTACTCATCTATTGCGGATATGGTGCTCCGCGTGGGGGCGCTCCAATGGACCACGACTGGCGGAGCCAGTTGGTCGACCACGACGCCGGGGCGCGGTGGCTACGGCGCCTGTCTCTCTTCCCACAATGGGACCGTGCAAGGCACGTTCAACGTCAATCTCGTGTCAGGGTTCTTTGGCTTCGGGCTGACATTCGGCACTGCGACGTCTTCCATGACATTGGAGCTGTTGGACCCGATTTCGTTAGCAACGCAGCTTATGTTCGTCTTCGTCGCCAGTACCGGCATGATCCAGTTGTATCGCAACGGCCCGACCGCGGACGCGACAGGTCGTTACAACTATGGCGGCGCGGTGATCGCGTCTTCCGAGCCGAATGCGTTCAACGCGAGCGTCTGGGCGTTCTATGAGGTGGGTGCGACAATCGATCCGGCCGCCGGTTCTTTGTCCTTGCGGGTCAACGGCTCGACTGTCCTCAGCTACAGCGGCAATACGCAGAATAGCGGCAACAGTTCATTCGGTGGGGTGCGGTTTTCATGCAACCCGAACAACGACACATATCTGCAGCTCGACGACTTCCGTTACAACGACACAACGGTAGGCCCGGGGACTTACCCGTGCAACGGCTTCATGGGCGATCTGCGGGTGGTGCCGTTGTATCCGACCGCCAATTCCGCGGTGACATGGACGCCGCTGACCGGGGAGAACTGGCAGGAGGTGAGCGAGACCGCGTTCGATGGGGACACGAGCTACAACGCCACCTCGACGGTGGGCGATGAGGATCTGTTCACCATGGGCTCGGTCCCGTCCGCCGCCACCGTGATCGCAGTATCTTTGATCGGCGCCTATCGCAGCGGCGATGCCACGGCGCATACGCTGACGCAGCAACTCAGTGTGGGCGGCACCGACCATGCCGGCGCGGTGCAGACCCTGGCCCTCGGATACCAGTTCGTCTCCGATGTGTTCCCGGTCAATCCGACGACCGCGGCGAGTTGGGCAGCGGCCGACGTCAATACGATGTTGGCGGGATACAAGGTCGCCTCGTAGATGCCTGATGAGGTTCTTGCATCCCAGATCACCGCCGAGGCGCTGATCAGGACGCCCGCACCGCTGCGCGCATCCCAGTTCGTGGGCGAGGCCTTGATGCTGGCGCCCGCACCGCTGCGCGCATCCCAGTTCGTGGGCGAGGCCTTGATGCTGGCGCCCGCACCGCTGCGCGCATCCCAGTTCGTGGGCGAGGCCTTGATTGTCGTCGTGCAGCCGGCCACACCCGGCGCCGGAGAACTCACGCTGACCGGCTTCGCGCCGGCCGGGGGAGGCGGTCTTGACGGCGTGGTTGACCCGGCGCCTGGCGCTCTGGTGTTCACCG